GCCGCCGCCACAACGTTCCAACTGCCAAGCCGTAGCGCTCCGCCCAGGCCGCAATGGGCAGGGACTCCCCCCGGAACTCGATCAGGACGTTGTTCGATCGATTGCGGGCCTGCTGCTTCGGGGTTGCCCATATGCAGTTGCTCGGGCAATACGGCTGGCTTCGGTCAAGGCGTTCGATAGACAGGCCCGGTGGGGCAGGACCCATATCTGCCAGGAAGTTCTCGTAGCTTTCCCAGCGTGCGCAGACGCTCACGCCAGCGCCGCCGTAATTTGGATAGCTGATGTGCTTCGGGTTGCGGCAGCGCGCACGCATCCCGCGCCAGATGGATCTGGTTCTGTCGCGCTTCATCGGGTGGGGTTCCTTTGGGCCAAAAAAAAGCCACTCGCGGCACGGGGCCGGGTGGCTTCAGGGGAGGGGAGGTATCAGGACAGCGCCCATGCGCTGTGCTCATGCCTCGGTGGTCAGGCGGCGGAGATCAGGAACGGCGTACGGTCCTTGCCGTTGATCCAGTTCGGCGGCTTGCCCCGGCCGGTCCACGTCGCGCCGGTGGCAGGGTCGCGGTACTTCGGGGTGCCCACGGTGCCCTTGGCCTTCTTGCCCTGGGCCGGGAAGACATCGGCAGCCGTCAGGTCGTGCTCGCGGATCAGCTCGCGCACCTTGTTGATGGCATCGGCCTTGGCTTCGGCCTGGGCCTGGGCGATCTGGGCTTCGAGGGCGGCTTTCTGTTGCAGCAGGTCGTGATAGGTGGTCATGGGTTTCCTTTCGTGGCGCCGAGCGGGCGCCGTGGGTGGTTCAGTGGATGGTTCAGGCCGGTTCAGGCCGGTTCGCCTGTCACGGCCGCCGCGAAGGCGTCTTCCGGTGTCTGGTTCACAGGGTGGTTCGGGTCGGTCGGCGGCTCATCCTCGCCATCCACCTCCAGCTCCTGCTGGCCCTCGTTGTCCGGCTGGTTGGCGGGCGTGTCCGGCTTGCCGGCGCGGTAGCCCTTCTTGGCCTGCAGCAGCTCGGCCGGGGCCAGCAGCTTGATGTAGATCTCGCCCTCGGCGGCCAGGCCCGACAGCTCGCCGAAGACATCGTTGTCCTGCAGCTCGTCGCCGTTGTATTGGATGGTGCCCTTGATCGTCACGCTGCCGCCTTCGCTCAGCTCGTAGTGCAGGCCGGTCAGCACGGCGTCCATGAAGTCCACGTGCGCGTCTTCGATGCCCCAGTCCCAGATGAAGCGGTAGCCGCGCCACTTCTGGCCCTTGCCGTAGTGGTAGAGCAGGGGCAGCTGCGGGTGCCGCAGGTTCGGCAGCGGGATCAGCACGCCGGGCAGCGCCTCCTGGCCGGCCGTGGCTGCCTTGTTGCAGTAGTGGTGCTCGCGCAGGCCGGGCTCCAGCAGGTCCAGAAGGGTGTTCTCGCCCGTGAGGGTGAAGGAGATGTCTATGGCGCGCACCTTCTCTTCGCCGTGCAGCTCGCGCCGCGGGTTGGCGTTGGTGATGGTGACGGCCGTGGATTCGGCAAGTTCAAAGGCCATGGTGGTCCTCGGTGGTGGTTGAAACAGGGATGGTCTGGCCCAGAGCCTGGGCGGCGTACTCGCGGCCGAGCTTTTCGGCCTCCAGGGAGACGCGCAGGAATGCGCGGGCGACCTGCTCATGCGTGAAGTTGTCCGCGCCGATGGGCAGGCCCGTGATCAGGCCAGCCAGCCGCTGGGCGAACTCGGCGGCCGGGATGGTGGCGGCGCTCATGCCCCGGGCATCTCCGCGCGCAGGGCCTCGTACTTGGCGTTGAGGTTCTTCCGGTCTTCCTGGTCGGGCAGGTCGCCGATGAAGCTGGCCACCTCGTCCAGCTTCTCGGGGCTCTTGGCCTTGAGCATCTGGGCGAGCAGCTCGGGTGCGCTGTAGCCGATGGCGGCCGGCTGTGCTGGAGCCTGGGCGGGCGCGGCCGGCGCTGCAGCGGAATCGATCGCGCCGTCCTGCTGCTGGTCGTCGCCGTGCGGCATGTCGTCCGGCATCATGGTGAACTCGCCGTCGATGATGTTGCTGTTGTCCAGGTTCTGGTCCTTGCCGGCCTCGGCCATGCCGTCCAGCGCGGCGGCTGTCTGGAATTCGATGGACAGCGGCAGGTACTTGGCCAGGCGGCGGATGACGGTCTTGCGGCCCATCTCCGTGAAGTTGTCCTTCCAAGGGCCGTATTTGCCCTTGCTCTGGGTGCCGGCCATGATCTGCTCGACCTGCAGACGACTCATGAACTCGAAGCAGTGGCCGCCGTCCTTGAGCTTGGCCACGGCATAAAAGCCGATCACCTCGCCGCGCTCACCCATGGCCGGGCGGTGCTCCAGCTTCTCGTCCAAGCCGTAGACCAGATCGAAGGTGTCCTGCTCGCAGACCTCGTGCGCCGCGATGCTCACGATCTGGCCGCTGCGGCGGGCCAGGTCGATCAGGCCCTTGTAACCGATGATCACCTGCACGCTGTTGACCCAGCGTTCAACACCCTGTGCATCCTTGCGCTTCGTGTTGAAGGGCACGAGGTAGGCGTGGCCCAGCACCGTGTTGGGCTCCAGGCCCATCTGGGCGCACTGGCCGATGGCGCCGACCAGGCTGGCGACGTCGCACTTGGCCAGGGCCGGCGTGGTGGTGGCCGCGATCTGGGCTACCTTCAGCAGCCGCTCGGCGTTGAGGTGCTTGGGCAGCATCTTGGCGATCTCGCCGCGCTTGCTCTGCAGCAGGTGCGCGATCTGCTCCTTGGGCTTCATCTGCGCCAGGGGGCGGGCGGCGGCGGGCGCCTGAGGAATGGTGGTGGTCATGCAGGTTGCTCCTGGGTGTTGCCGCGCAGGGCGGTTTCGTACTGGTCCACCAGCTGCTTGAACTGCAGCAGCTCGGCTTCCATGGTTTCGATGTAGTCGTCGTCGCGTGGCACGCGCCAGCGCGTGAAGTCGCGGCCCACGGCAGCCAGGGCCGGGCAGTAGATGCAGAAGTCCCACCAGCGCCTGCCGGTGATCCACATCCCGCCTTGCACCTGGTCCATGAACTCGCTGATGTCGTTGTCCAGCAGGCTGGCGCGCAGGCGCAGCGGGTCGATGAGGCACTTGTATTCGGCGCCGCCGTCCGGCTCGATCAGGCCATCAGCACTGGCACCGAAGAAGCGGTCGGGCGTCGTGATGAAGCCGCAGGGCAGCACCTCGACGCCGGCATGCACTTCGTGCGCGGCGCGCGCCATGGGCTCCAGCTCGTGCCCGCGCCGCATGGCGTAGGTCTCGAAGCCTTCGTCCAGCGGCTCGCGGCTGCCGCGCTCGATGGCCAGCCGCAGGGCGTAGCTCTTGGCGGCCTCGCTGAAGTCGCCAATGGGCAGCCCCTCGATGGCGCGCTGCACGGTCTCGGTGATCTTGGGGCGCGTCTTGTAGCCGGCCTTGGCCGCCGCGGCATCTATTGCCATGCCGGCGCGGATGCCTGCCACCAGGGCCGCCTGCTGCTCCGTCAGGCCACCAACGCGCTCGCGCGCCGTGGAGAACATGCTGGCCGTGATTACGCCGGAGCGGTCGCGCTTCCATTCGTCCGTGCCCTGGGCGCTGTAGTGGACGATGAACTGGGGGGCGTCGGCCAGCGTGGTCATGCCAGCCCCGCCGCGATGCCGGCCAGGCCAGCGCAGATGGCGCACAGGCCGAGCCAGAGGAAGAGGTGGAAGAGGGCGTTCATGGCGTGGCCTGCTCCTCTGCCTCTGCCTCCGCTTCCGCCTTCTTGGCCGCAGCCACACGCTGCGCGGCCTCCTTGGCGACCACGTCCTGCACGAACTCCAGCACGGCCAGAGGACGGTATTCCTGGGTGAGGTGGCCTTCACCGTGCACGCGCTTGATGGGCAGAGGGAACCCCTTGGGCTGCTGGCCGTTGCGCAAGGTGATGGACATGTAGGCGTTGCGCAGGAGGTGGTTCACTGCCCCATTGGCCAGCAGCTGGATGTCGTCGTCGGCGTAGTACTTGCTCATGCTTTTTCTCCCATGAATTTCTTGAGGGCCTTCTCGGCCACATCGACTTCCCAGAAGTGCCCCCATGACATGGGCTCTGGGTTGCCTCGGTAGCCGACGATCCCTGTGCTGCTCTGGGCGACCTCCAGCAGACGCTGGAGCGCGAGCGCGAGGCCGCCGTTGATCTCCGCGATGCGCAGCAGCTCGTCGGTGTTGGGGTGCTCGCGCGTCATGAGCTGGGCTCCTTCTCGCGGGCGCGCAGCATGGCGTCGGCCACGTCGTAGGCCTCGCTGGCCATCGCGTCGTAGGGCCAGGGGTTCTCATGCCCGTAGTGGGATACGTGGCCGTTCAGGAACGCCTGCATCGCCAGCCCGGCGAAGTGGTCGCGCTGGGTCATGCCCTGGGCAGCTTGCGTTGTGGCGGCGATGTATGCCCGGTCGCGCTCATCGGTGCCGCTCAGGCCTTCGCAGGCCATGTGACCGATGCGATGGACGATGGTCGGGTCTGCGATGGGAAAGGCGGGGCCGCCGCCGGGGATGAGGTGGCTCATGGAATCTCCTTGTGGCAGGTGTGACTGCCGTTTTCAAAAACAGGGGTGAGGCCCTCGCATGCCCGGGCCGCGCCGCGCGCAGTGCGCTGCTCCTGCGCCGTGGGCTGGGGCTGCTGCGCTTCTGCCTGGCTGCAGCCGACCATGGCCAGCAGACCCAGCACTGCCAGCACCAGGGCAAGCCAGCGGCCATAGCGCGGCGGGCGCGACACGTCGAAGAAGGCCACTGCCTGCCGGGCATCGCATGGGAAGGCTTCGGCCAGCGTGCGGCGGTAGCGGGCATCGGGGTCTGGGTTGAAGGGCTCTGCCGGGGTCACGCGCTGCATGGGGCGTCCTCCAATTGAGAAGGCCTCCCGGAGGAGGCCTGCTGAACACGCTTGAACTCGACTACCCAGACCCAGGGGTTCTGGGCCCAGGCTCCTGGGCCGTTGATCTCTTCCCACAGCTGCGCATACCAGGAGCGCGGGAAATCTGGGTAGCCGAACTCGCGTGAGATCTGGTCGATGCTGGGATGGCTGGGCGGCGCGCCTTCTGCCTGCGCGTCGGCTTGGCTGATGTCCTGCAGGCGCTCTACGCGCACGCCGGTGATCTCCAGCAGGATGCGGCTCAGGTTGCGCGGCATGTGGATGCTGGGTTTCCATCCCTCACCCGGCTGCGAGTTCGGAAAGTCTGCGCGGTAGGCCGTCTCGGCAGGTCGGCACGGGATGCTGACACTGGCTTCCCAGCAGTAGTCGGCAGGCTCGTGCATGAAGGCCTCGCGGACCCAGAGCCTGTCCCCGGGCTTGCCGTAGGGGCAGCACGCGGCGGCCTCAGCAGCCTGATCTGGCAGCAGGTAGGTGGCAGCACGGCCGCCGGCACGGCGCGGCGCCAGGATCGAATCGATGCCCAGGGTGCTTTCCACTTTGGCCGCCCGGCGCGTCTGGGTCTTCGAGCCTGCGAGCAGGGCGCGGACCATCGGCCCGCTGAACAGGATCGGTCGTTCTTTCATGGCGTCCTCAAATAGCATCGGCGCAGTGCTGGAGCGCCTGGGGTTGGGTTGCGAGCGCGGCGCGCAGGGCTTCGGGTGCCAGCGGCTCAGGCCGGGCCAGCAGAGCGCGCAGGGATGCCTGCAGCGCGGCGTTGCTGGCCTGCAGTTGCTCGATCACGAACTCGGCAACGGCCGGGTGTTTGGCGGCTGTGGCGGCGTCAGGCAGCATTGATGCCCTCCGGGTAGCGGTTGGCGATGTGGGCCATGACGGCGGTGCGCAGCTGCAGGGCCGGCTGGCTTACCATCAGCGCGCCCAGCGCCGTGATGCTGTCGTGGTCGCCGTCGGCGATGGCCTCGGCCAGCATCTCGTCGAAGGACATGGGCAGGCCAAACGGGCCGGGCATGCGCTCGTGGAACCAGTCCACTGGTGTCATGAACGCCGCGGCGCGCTGCAGCTTCTGGAAGGCGCGTTCCCTGTCTTCATCAGCCGCAGCGGCGCGGCGGTCCATCTCGTTCTCCCAGCGCTCCGCATCCGCGCAGGGGTTGGCGGTCATCAGCATGGCTGAATCTCCTGTGGTGGTGTTGGCCGCTGCGGGCCGGGAAAAAAGAAAGGCCCGGAGCGGTGAAGCTGCGGGCCGATGAAAAGAGCCGGCGCCATTGCTGGCACGCCTGGGGAGTTGGAAGGGGAGGGAGGAGATAGTCCCCCAGGGCCCGGCTGGAAACGTGAAGGTCGATGGAGCCGGGTCAGAACCCACTCCTAGGTTGATTTGCCAAATGGCTCCAGCTCCATCGCGGCGGCGTCCTGGGGGCAGGGCGCCTGCGTGATGGGCCTCGGCGCGTGGCCGAGGGGTGTATCAATCGAGCGCTGTCAATGCGCTCTGTCGGGATTGCTCGGCCTGCGCCCGCGCCATGTCGCGCAGCTCTCGCAGGTAGCCGGTCTGCTCGCGCATCAGGGCCAGCGCCGGCCGCTCTGCGGCGAAGTCCTCGCCCAGGGTCAGACCCAGGCGGTGGACGATCTCGGCGTTGAGGCTGCGGCCGCTTTCCCGCGCCGCCTGTTCAATTCGCTCCCGCATCTGCGGCAGCATGCGCAGGCCGAGCGGGGCAATCTGCCCGGTGGGCGCGGTGGTTGTCCGGGCCATCCCCATCACAGCGCCAGGCGCCGCTCCATGTCCTGCAGGGCTGCGCAGGATTCGCGCAGCTGGTCAGACAGGTC